CGACACATACAGATACGAAGCCCTAGAATACTGGGGTGTAATGGACAGAGAACTCGTAGAAGAATCTGGCATAGAAATACCAGAGGAATATGAAGACGTAAACGAACTACAGGTAAACGTGTGGATATGTAATGGCGAAGTGCTACGGTTTGTGGTCAACCCATTCTTACCAAAGCGCATACCATACTGCGCTGTTCCGTATGAAGTAAACCCATATGCTTTCTTTGGCATTGGAGTTGGCGAAAACATGGACGATACACAGACGCTGATGAATGGCTTTATGCGTATGGCAGTGGATAATGCAGTTTTGTCTGGCAACTTGCTTATAGAGGTAGATGAAACTAATCTAACCCCAGGACAAGACCTTACAGTATACCCAGGAAAAGTATTTAGGAGACAAGGCGGTGCGCCTGGACAGGCTATATTCGGCACTAAGTTTCCTAACGTAAGTAACGAAAATATGCAGTTGTTTGATAAAGCCAGAGTATTAGCTGATGAGTCAACAGGCATACCGTCTTTCTCACATGGGCAAACAGGTGTTACGGGTGTGGGTAGAACGGCAGCTGGTATATCTATGTTGATGGGGGCCGCAGCAGGTTCTATAAAAACAGTTGTCAAAAACTTTGATGACTATATGTTACGCCCACTAGGTCAGGCCATGTTTGCATTCAATATGCAATTCAACTACAACAAAGACATAAAGGGTGACCTAGAAGTTAAGGCTAGAGGATTAGAGAGTTTGATGCAAAATGAGGTAAGGTCACAACGCCTCATGTCTTTCTTACAGATAACCAGTAATCCTGTTCTTGCACCTTTTGCTAAGTTCCCTTACATAATACGGGAGATAGCTAAGTCGATGATGCTAGATCCAAACAAAGTTACAAATACGCCAGAAGAAATGTTGAGGCAAACATACTTGATGCAACAACAACAACAGCAACAAGGGCCACAACAACCACCACAGGGCGAGATGGATATGACAGGGGCAGGTAATGCTAACATAGGTGTAGGTGGAGTACCAGTACCAGGAGAACCACAGTTTGCAGGTAATCAACCACAAGCACCCCAACAGCAAATGCAAGAGCCACCCCCTGACGCTGGATTACCTCCAGGATTATTACAGTAATGGAGTACAAAAAATTACGGGATATAGTTACGCATCCTCGATATGAAGAATTAGAAAAGCACATAAGTTACATGAGAGAAAGGGCTGTTGCTAATCTTACATACGCAGATGCTATCGTTGAAATACACAGGTATCAGGGCCAGATATCTATATTAGATCAGTTACTGAAGCTAAAGGCCAATGTTATAAATGATGGGAAAAAATAACATGATGAACGAAGAACCAGAGAACGAAGTACCGTTTGGCTCTTTAGAAGAAGAAGTAGCTGACGATATACCTGTTATGTTATCAGAAGGTGAGTATGTAATACCTGCTGACGTTGTGCGATACTGGGGCCTGAAACATCTTGAAGAGATGCGTATGATGGCAAAGTGTGGTCTTATGTCTATGCAACAGGACGGTAGATTACATATGGTAGATGAAGATGGTGAGCCTGTTGAGACAGAAGCGCAAAGCAAACCACAGATAGAAGTTGTAGAAATAGATATACAGGCAATGCAAGATGATATGTCCGAAGAAGATGATGATGAAGAAGAAGATGATATGGACAAACAGATGGAAATGTTTGACGATGTAGATTTTGATGGCAAGGATGAAGAAGAAACAGAAGAAGATAATGTATTAAAAATGTTTGAAGGAGGCACACCTTCTGATGCAGATGCAGCCGCAGCAGCAGGTGAGGATGCACCAGCAGAGGCATCTTCAGGAGCAAGTCCTAGTGAGGAAGCAATGGGTGGGCCTACGTCAGCTGCGACAGCAGGGCCAAGTGTAGGAGGAGGCGTTCCAGGAAGTGATGATGAGACAGGACTTGGAGTAGCTACACCAGAAGAAATGCAAGAATTACAGGAAGGTTTAACAGAGATACAAGAAAAAGCCGAAGAAGGACTAAGTAAAGGCTATGTTAACGCAGGAAAAACGTATGGTGTATCTAATGTCGATTTACAAAATTTATCTGTGCCAGAAAAAAAGGATTTAATTGATCGCACTATAGATGCTAGACACGCACAAGATCCTACATCTGCACAATTAGATTTAAACGCTAGAACAGAAAGAGGTTTTCAGGCTGCTAATCCAGGAGTTGTGGGAGTAACTAACGCATTAGCAGCTACATTGTCTACCCTAAATCCAGCATTTGCAACAGTATTAGCAACAGGAAATGTTATAAATGCAGCTCAAGGAAAAGAAGGGATAGGTATGGGCGGTCTATTTGGATTAGATATATCAGGTAAAATAGGACAAGAATTATCAGGTGGTTTACAGGATCTGGTAGATTTTTCTGAAACAGTTCCTGGTAATATAGAAGAAACAATAGACGCAGGTGTAGAAGCAGGAAAAGATGTAGGTAGTTCTGATGAAGATCAACTAAAAAGACAAACAAAACTTCCTGATATGAGAGAACTTCTTAGCCTTACTACACAAATAGAGGGCATAGATAAGAAAGTACCAATTAGAAATAGTTTAGTGTCACAAGCAATAAATAATAGTAAGGCAACACAACCAGCAACTACGTGACATTAATTACTACGGGCTACCCGATACCCCTTTCAAGGTGAAAGGCTACTTGAGGCCCCTGATGCTAGGAGAATACTAATGGCAATCGAAGAACAAATTGAAGATACGTCCAACATTAAAGGACACGTTGTAAATACCAAAAAGAGATACAAAAGAGACATAGACGAAGAGGCAGAGCTAAAAGAACTGATAGCTCAACGAGATGCCCTAACCCAAGAACAGGAAGAGATAAAAGCAGATGAGGAAGAAAATGAAACCTTAGATGCTGAAGAACTTACGTTCAAAAAAAGGTATGGTGATCTACGTAGACACAATCAACGTGTGCAAGACGAACACAAGAAGCAGATTAAAAAGTTGCAGTCTCAAATAGACGCACTAACAAAAAAGTCTGTAAATCTACCAAAATCAGAAGAAGAGATAGCAGAGTGGTCTAAGAAGTATCCAGACGTTGCAAAGATGATGGAGTCGATTGCAATTAAGAAGTCTGGCGAAATGTCAAATGATCTGCAAAAAGAAATGAAAGAGCTACAGGAAATGCGTAAGAATGTAGTTCGTGAAAAGGCAGAGTCTGAATTGAAGACATTTCATCCTGACTACGATCAGATACGTAAAGACCCTGCGTTCCATGAGTGGGCATCAGTGCAACCTAAATGGGTGCAAGAAGCTCTTTATGAAAATGATACAGACGCTTACGGTTGCGCGAAAGCAATCACGCTTTACAAAGCAGAAAGAAAGGCAACGAAAAAAACTGCTACACCTACAAATGCAGCAGATAACGTAGCTGTAAAGGGTACGCCCAAAGCAGACACTGGTGCAAATAAAAAAGGTGGGTTCAGAGAGTCTGATGTTCAAAAAATGACAGGCAGAGAGTATGAAGCAAATGAAGAAGCAATTACGGCATCAATACGTAATGGAACCTTTATTTACGATATTTCTGGCGCAGCAATGTAATTAAGTGTTGACAAAACAATTTAATTAAATATAACTATATATCACTTGCATGATATGCCCCTGTCTAGGACAGCTACGCATATAAAAATGCAAAATCATATATATTTATAATAAAGAAGTAGGTTGGCTACCATTTTACTAGTTGGCCCCTCGCGGTTATGAGGTCACCCACATATAGAAAATGCCCTGTACTTACGTGATATAAGCTATAACGGAGGAATCAATGGCTTTCAAAACAGCTGCTGGTTACGGAAACCTCCCGAATGGTAACTTTTCACCTGTAATTTACAGTAAAAAAGTTCAGTCGGCTTTTCGTAAAACTAGCATTGTAGAAGATATCACCAACAGTGATTACTTTGGTGAAATCGCAAACTTCGGTGATACAGTGCGTATCATCAAAGAGCCTGAAATTACCGTTAAAGAGTATGCCCGTGGAACTCAAGTAACTCCACAGGATCTCGATGACGAAGATTTCACGCTCGTTGTGGACAAAGCAAACTACTTTGCTTTTAAAATAGATGACATTGAAGAAGCACATTCTCATGTGAACTTTGAGTCAATGGCAAGTGACCGCGCAGGTTATCGCCTAAGAGATCAGTTTGACCAAGAGGTACTAGGTTATCTCTCTGGCTTCAAACAATCTGCGTTAAACGCTGTTGCAAGTACAGCAAACGATGTTAAGTCAGGTACAGATCCAATCGGTACAGTGGGATCAGATGGACTACTATCATCCATGTTAATTTCCAGAGCAAGTTTTGTTTCTGGTGGTTCTACTGGAGATTCCATCGCTACTCACCCAGACGGATCTACTGGTGAAGCAACTCCTTTGGAAGTGCTAAACCGTATGGCTCGTTTGCTTGACCAGCAAAATGTAGACCGTGATGGTCGTTGGGTTGTTGTTGACCCAATCTTTGCTGAACAGCTAAATGACGAAAACTCTAAACTCCTAAACAATGACTTCGCTGGTGGTCAAAATGCAAATGACCTCCTAAGAAATGGCAGAATCATTTCTGGATTGATTCGTGGGTTCAGAGTTTATATGTCAAACAACCTACCTTCAGTAGGAACTGGTGCTGGTACAATCGACACTAACGGTTCAAGTTCGCACTTTGGTGTTATTGTTGCAGGACACGACTCTGCTGTAGCTACTGCTTCGCAAGTAGAAAAAGTAGAAACATATCGTGACAACGACAGCTTCGCTGACATTGTTCGTGGTATGCATTTGTATGGACGCAAGATCCTTCGCCCTGAAGCTCTTGTTCGTGCCAAGTACAACATCGCAGGTTAAGGAGGATAAATCATGGCAACATATGATATGACTAGCTCCGATACAGTTGGTGTTGGTGCTAACAGCATTGCAGCTTTACCGTCAAAATTTGATAGCCACGTAGCATATACTATCGAGGCTACCTTAGACATTGATGATATGGTTCTAAAAGGATACTCTGGAGCAGATGGAGACATCTTTCAGCTTCTAGAAATTCCAGCAGGAGTCCTAGTTATCAATGCTGGTGCAGAAGTTATGAAGGCTTTCAATTCTTCTGTAACGGCTGACATAGACTTTGCAGCAGGGGATGACATTGTTGATGGTGCAGACGTAACGTCAACAGGTTTCTGTGCAGCAGGATCTAACGGTCAAACCAATGTTATTGGCACTGGTTCAGCTTCAACTTATACTCAATTTATGGCTTCTACAGACACGATTGATGTTAAGTTGGCAGGAGCAGCACCAACAACAGGCAGACTTAGAGTTTACGCTGTTCTCGTTGATTGCAACGAACAGGGCGCGGAACCCGCAGCTGCCGCTAGGGATGCTCTAGCTTAATTGATTTGGGGGTAGTTCATTAGTTTGGGCTACCCCTTTATCTTAATTTTGGACATAATATGGCTACAACTTTTATTACATTAGTTAATGATACGTTGAGGCGGTTGAATGAAGTGGAGCTTACTTCCACAGACTTTCCAACCGCCACTGGTTTTAGGGCATTAGTAAAAGATGCAGTGAATGCGTCTTTGCAAGAGATATCACAAAAAGAATTTGAGTTTCCATTCAATCACACTACAGGCACTCTTACACTCGTAGCAGGTACATCTCAATACTCTTTAGCAACTGATTTGAAAGTAGCAGATTGGGATAGCTTCAGGATAAACTATGACTCTAGTAATAATTATTCCGCTAGGGTGTTGAAGCTACTAAACTATGACTCGTACAATAGACGATACTTTGAAAGAGATTCAGAGGCAGGTACTGGTGATAGAGATCAACCCATCTATGTATACAGAACATTAGATACGAAAGCAGGATTTACCCCTATACCTGACGCAGCTTATAGTGTAAGCTACGATTACTTTGCATATGCATCAGATTTATCTGCATCTACCGACACAATGACTGTGCCAGATGCATTTAAACACGTTGTATTAGACGGTGCGCTATATCACTGTTTTATATTCAGAGACAATTCTCAACAGGCAGGAATAGCAAAGGCAAAGTTTGATGAAGGTATAGAAAGAATGCGTACCCTTCTTATAAATAGATTTGTAGACGT